AAGTTCGTAAACTTGCCGATGATTTAATCAAGAGACAATTCAATACACAGACTCCACAAGAGCCTGCGAAAGAGTCAGAAGTCGAGGACGTTGATTTTTTTGTTGATCCTAAACAAGCAGTTAATAAAGTTCTTGAGAACAATCCGATTCTAAAAGAAATTAAAGAATCTGTTGCAAGCTCAAAAGCCGAAGCTGTCAAGGCTAAGTTGGTACAGAAACATCCTGATGTAGAAGCTATTGTTAAAGACCCTCAATTCTTTGAATGGGTCAAAGGTAATAGAGTCCGCATCGCCCTGTTTCAAGCTGCCGATCAAGGACTTGATTTAGATGCTGCTGATGAATTATTCTCAAACTATAAGCTCCACAAACAAATTAAAGAAAAGACGGTTTCTGAAGGAGTTGACGGTTTGAAGGAAGAAAACAAAAGAGCCTTAAAAGCTGCTGTTGTTCCTTCCGGCGATTCAACAGGTGAGACAAGCAAAAAAATTTATAGACGCGCCGACCTAATCCGGTTGCAAATCGAAGATCCCGAAAGATACATGAGCCTTCAGCCTGAAATTATGGCAGCTTATTCTGAGGGTAGAGTAAAATAAAAATTTGGAGATAAAACTATGTCTTATGGTGCTCTAGGTACTAAAAATACCACAAATACTACGGAAGCTAAATTCATCCCGGAAATTTGGTCCGATGAAGTTCTAGCTTCTTATAAAACAAATCTTGTCATGGCTAACCTAGTTCGTAAAATGAACTTTGTTGGTAAGAAAGGCGATACAATTCATATTCCTGCGCCTATCCGTGGCGCTGCTGCGGCTAAAGCTGCTGCAACAGTCATTCAGATTGATGCGGCGACCGCTGAAGAAATGGTTGTGTCAATTGACAAGCACTACCACTATTCAAAGCTTATCGAGGATATTACTGCGATTCAAGCTCTTTCCTCAATGCGTAAATTCTACACTGATGACGGTGGTTATGCGCTTGCGACAAAGGTTGATTCAGACCTTATCGCTCTTGGTGCGGAACTAAACTCAGGTAACGGTACTGCTGCTTACAACGCTGCGTACTCTGGTGCTGATGGTACCACAGCCTTCGTTGATGCTACTGGTGTTGGTTCTGGCGCTCTAACAGATGCGGCGATTCGTAGAACCATTCAGCGTCTTGACGACAACGATACTCCCGGCTCACAACGGTATCTAGTTATTCCTCCTGTTGCCAAGTCAACACTTCTAGGTCTTGCTCGGTTTACTGAACAAGCCTTTGTTGGTGAAGCGGGTTCAGCGAATTCAATCAGAACTGGTAGAGTTGGTAATATCTACGGTGTGGAAGTCTATGTTACTCCACAGTGCGCCACTACAACTACTACTGGTGCTAGAATTGCGTTGATGTTCCATCGTGATGCGTTCCTTCTTGTTGAGCAAATGCGTGTCCGCGCTCAAACTCAATACAAGCAAGAGTATCTTGGTGATCTACTTACCTTCGATACCATCTATGGTGTGAAGTGCCTACGTGATGGAACTCTAACTGATGTTCCTACAGGTGGTTACGCTCTAGCCATGCCTGCCTAATAATCAGGATTAACGCGGGGATGGTTTGGATACTGTCCCTGCGTTTCTTATATAGGAGATAAACAATGGCTAATACAATCGGAACCCCTACAATCGTAGTGAATGGTAATCCAATGCAGTTTCGTGCTCTGGCAGACAGAGTGTGGACAGTTAAAGCTACTATTTCAAATCAAGATGCTGTAGCCATCGGAGATACTGCTAGATTTTCTCTTACTGTTCCCGGTGTTGCTCTTGGTGATATGGTGGTTGGAATTTCTGTTGATGAAGATCTTTCAGATGGAACAGACCAAGCAATTCTTTCTGGAATGGTAACTGCGGCTAATACGGTTGTTGTTCAAGTTGCGGCTGATGCTGGTGAATTTGCTGCTTCTACCTTGAACAACAAAGTAGTTAAAATGCTAATCATTCGTCCAAACTTTTAAGAGGATCTATGAAATTTAGATGTAATGCTTCTGGAAATATTTATGAATTTACTCTGCCTATCGACATTAAATCAATGTTAGAGAATCCAGAGTACACTAAAGTAGAAGATGAAGAAAAAGAAGCAGTTTCCCAAGCTGACGATTCACAAAAAGAACCTGAAAGAAAAACTCTACATCTAAAGAAACAAGCCGCCTAACGGCTATCTTTCAGAATAGTATAGGCTGGCGCAATGCTGGCCTATTTTATTTGTGGGGTCAAAATGCCTGTTAAATCAAAGAAACAAGAACGACTAATGCTTGCTGTAGCTCACAATAAAGAGTTTGCAAAGAAAGTAGGCATTTCTCAAAAGTTGGTAAAGAATTCACTAAAGAGAAACGGAAGAAGAAATAATGTCTGACTATACAAAAATTACTGATTTCGGTGCTAAAGATTCTCTAATCTCTGGTGATCCTTTGAAAGTTATTCGTGGATCAGAAATTGATGATGAATTTGATGCTATTGCTACTGCTGTAGCGTCAAAATATGATACTGCAACAGCTAATACAGCCCTAGATGCTAAGGCCGATCTTGCTGGAGATACTTTTACTGGTCCTGTGGTCTTACCTGCTGGTACTGCTGCTGCTCCTTCTCTAACTTTTGCTTCTGATACAAACACTGGTATTAGTAATCCTGCTGCGGATACTCTAGGGTTTTCTACTGGTGGTACTATTAGGGCGCAATTAAACAACAGTGGACTTGCAGTTGGAGACTATCTTTCGGCAGCATACCCTCTTGAAGCATGGAAGAATAGTGATGGTATTATTGCACGATTTGCAAGAGGGAATGGAACAAATAATCCACGATTGGAAGTATCGGCAGTAGAATCCACCAAGACACTCACTTTAGATGCTACTGGCTCAACTAGCCCAAATTTTGAAATCAAAACTGGTGGAACAACACGAATGTCTTTTAACACTACGGGACAAGTCGGTATTGGGACTTCACCAAACTCACTCGCCATGCTAAACGTAGAAGGTGTCACTGGCTGGACTGCATCAGGATGGTATAAATCAATCCGTCTTCCACAAACAAGAGCAATCCAGTTCACAGGCGCATCAAAACATTATGGCGTGGGAGCATCAGGTGACGAATTCTATATCTTCTCAACAACTGCTGAAGATGGTTCAGCGGCAGCAGACTATCGTTTGCGAATCTATTCTTCAGGACAGATTGGTATTCCCGCTCAGTATTCTAACACAACCGCCAGTGCTGCGAACGCCGTTGTTGATTCATTAGGTGTTATCTATCGTTCAACTTCTTCAAGAAAATATAAAGAACAAATTGAAGATTTATATCCTTCCTATGCTAATAAAATTCTAGAGTTTCGCCCTGTTTGGTACCGTTCTAAAGCAGACAGAGATAGAAAAGATTGGTCTTACTATGGTTTTATTGCTGAAGAAGTCGCTGAAATTGAGCCTAGATTTGTTGAATTCAGAGAGAATGAAGATGGTACATTAGAACCAGAAGGAATCCAATACGACAGAATGGTTGTTCCACTTATTGCTCTTGTTCAACAACAACAGAAACAAATTGAAGCTTTAGAAGCTAGACTAACTGCTTTGGAGGCTAAGTAATGGCTCAGAATACAATTTTAGTCTCTGGAACTACAGCAGCTACTAGTTCTACCTTTTCAGTCTCATCCAACAGCAATGTTGTTGTTGGTTTATTTGGTACCGGACCTGTTTCCGATGCAGTAGTCTGCCATATCAAAAAAGAAACTCCCGGTGGGGATGTTATTGTTGGAGTTCTTCAAGGCAGTACACCAGTAGTTATTGCTGGCCCCGGAATCTACAAAGTTGTTCGACCAGTAACAGTAGATAGCGTAGGCGTCTACACAGACTCATAAGGAATAAATATGTTTGACGTATTCAAAAGAAGAAAAGCTGTAACTCTAGCACACGCCAAAGGCTCAGAAGAACCCGCTGTTGCTAATAAATCAGAATTAGAGGTTCTAGTAGAAAAGAATCAAGAGCTAGGTAGACAACAAGATGCTATTAGACTTCAACGACTAGAACTTAGAAAAAGAATTGATGCTCTTTTAAATGGAGATAAGTAATGGCTAGCGGAATCTATATGCCCTTTATTGAGAATTGCTTTAAAGGCAACATTGACACTGATGTTGATACCTTTAAAGTAATGGCGGTTACTTCTACCTATACAGAAGATCTAGACCTTCATAACTACAGAGACGACATTACAAATGAAGCTTCTGGAACAGGTTATACTGCTGGAGGGAATACTGTAACTGTCTCTGTATCTGTGGATACTACGAATAATAGGGTTGAAATCTCTTTAGGTGGTACTACTTGGCCTACTTCTACATTTACAGCTAGAAAGTTTGTTTATTACAAGTCTAGAGGCGGATTATCATCAGCAGATGAACTAGTTGCTGTTGTTGATAACGGTTCAGATGTTTCTAGTGCTGGTGGTACATTCACTCTTAATGCTTCTACCTTAAGGGCGCAATTCTGATGGCTACTTTTACAAAATTTAATTCTTTTGTGGAGGCAGTAGCAGAGAAGAAGCATAATCTTGCTTCGGACCAACTTGTTATTGCCTTATCAAATACAGCCCCATCAGCAACTAATGCTGTATTGGCTGATATTACACAAATTTCCTATACAAATCTTTCATCTAGAAATGTAACTACTTCAAGTTCTTCACAGACTAGTGGTACATATTCTCTTGTTTGTTCTGATCTTGTTTTAACTGCCTCTGGTGCTGTTGCAACATTTAGATATGCTATTTTGTATAATGACACAGCTACTAATGATGAATTGATTGGCTATTGGGATTACGGTTCAAGTATTACAATGGCTAATGGAGAAACCTTTACAGTTGACTTTGGGGCTAATGTCCTAACACTAGCATGAGACTTACTCACAGAACTAATCGTGGTGGAACTAGCGGACCTCCCTCTGCTGTGTATGGTTTACTCTTTCCAAGCAACGTAAGCGGGTCCGATCAATCTGCGCCCTACGTCGCGCTGAAGTTCGCAAACCCGCACAGCAATGGCCTGCCGATCTGGGGGCCGAGCGGTGCCGGGGTGACGTACATATGGGAGTACACGCCAGCGCAGCAGACGGGCTACTACGTCACCTTCTGGTGGTCGAACGACGGTAGTTTTCTCTGGGACAGCGGCAGCAGCAACACCTACGTCGGCGCGCATCCTTACCCGCAGGCTGGCAACAACACCGGCACGACGCACTGGTGGGAGATCGCCGGGATGGGGTCTGGCGCGGACTGGACGGACACACTTGCAGGCACGAAAAAGACCGTCGTAAAAGATGTAAAATATACTCAAGCATTGAGAATTACAGTCAACGGCGATGGAAGCAAGACAGCACGTTTCTACACGTCATTACCTAGCGTAGCCAATGCAGACGTGATCGTGGGTACTGCCACGTCAGGATGGGGCGAGAGCAATCCGCCGAGTCCGTGCCTGACGTTTGGCGACTCGCCGTGGTATGCGAGTTTCCAGCACGAGCGCATGAGCGGCTTATTGGGTCGCGTGAAGATCATCGCAAAGAGCCTCTCCGAATCGGACCTGTTGGCCGAAGCTGCGGACATGAGCAGTCTGAAAACTTCTGATGGATTAACCAATATCTGGTGGGGGAAAACAACGTTCGATTCTGTAGATGACCTTACGTGCGACTACGGAACCGGCCGTGCATTCGCATGGGCGGACGCCAGCAACAAGGCGACACTGGTCGCGGCGGGATAGACGATGGGCGCTGCCTACCGTACTCACGTAGCCTCCGGTGTCGCAGACGGCGGCGCGACGACGTACGATAGTCCGTCGCTGACGACCGTCTCGGGCGACGTACTGTATGCGCTCGTCGTCAACTCGGACTACACGCCTGCCGAGCCGACCGGGGTTGCGTTCGATCCGACCGGGGTCAACGAGGCGTTCACCAAGGTCGGCAACGAGCAGACCTACGGGACGTATTACGGATGCTCGCTGTGGAGGCTGGTCAACCCTACGGTCAAAAGCGCGGTAATTCGAGCGACGTGGGCGGCGGGAAAAGGCGAGCGGCTCATTATTGCTGTGGCCTATTCGGGTGTCGATACGACGACGCCGAACGGCACGATTGTTCCTGTTGTCAACGCGACCGGATCGACGACCGCTGTCACAGCGACCGCGACAACGACTGCTGGGCAACTGGTCGCTGCGTTCGCCGCACTTGGGTCGAGTAGTGCGCAATACCGATTCGATTCGCCGAGCGGGACGGAGCGGGTCGAGGCATCGACGAGCGGCACACCATACGACACCGCTGCCGCGCAGGATCAAACCGCGAGCGGGTCGAGCACGTCTCCTGCGTGGACGCAGGCTAATTCGAGCGCCGCGTCCACCGCGCCGTGGGCGATCTTCGTGGTCCCGCTCAATGATGCGGCGGCGGGCGGAGGTTCTTATACATTAACTGCCGATAGTGGTTCTTTTGTATTAACTGGATCTTCAGCAGGAACACTATTCAATAGGGTTCTATCAGCAGGGAGTGGTTCTTTTGTATTAACTGGTGCTGATGCTTTACGTGATTTAAGTATGGCAGCAGATTCAGCCAGTTTCGTATTAACTGGTGCTGATGTAACTTTAACTTATAATACTTCTTCTGGCGGCACTGTAAATGGACAAACATTAACTGCAACATTATCCTTAATTGCTGGTTCAGTTAATGCCGGTGCTCTTGTTAGTGGTTCTACAGTCTCTACAACACTATCGTTACTTTCTGGTTCAGTTAATGCCGGTGCTGCTGTTTCTGGACAAACAGTTTCTTCTACCATGTCTTTAGTTGCTGGTTCAGTCAGTGCTGGTTCTCTAGTGTCTGGAACTACTTTGATTACTGATCTATCTTTGATTGCTGGAAGTGCTTCTGCCATTCAGAATGCTACAGTTAATGGGTATGTGTTTATTACTAATATGTCTCTTATCACTGGCAATGCTTTCACAGATGGCACAATAAAAGTCTATAACCGTCTTTTATTTTCTCCTGTGCAACCTTTAATTAGACCACTTATAGAAAAGATTATTAATGATGATTAACTTACTAACTTTCTTAGCTTGGCTCGGATATAGTGTTCTATGCTTTTCAGCAAGCATCTTGTCTACTATCTTAGCTCCCTTCGTGGTTCCTTTTGCAGATAAATATTCTGGTACACTCCCTAGCGGCTTCAGGTGGATGGAGACATTCGACCAACCCCTGCCGGGAGACATGAACGAACCACAAGTTAAATGGATTTATGAAAAGTTTGGTTGGTATGTTAGTTCTGTTCACTGGCTTTGGAGAAATAAAGCATATGGTGTTTCTAAGCTTTGGAGAGCACAGATTAACGAACTATCAAAAGCCAAGTTTCATATTAAAGGAAACAGAGATAAAGGGTTTTATCTAATTACTGTAGAAGATGGATTAAATTGGTGGTTTGAGTTTAGATTCTCTCTACCGTTAAAGTGGTTCAAACTTGTTCTTAGAGCAGGTTGGAAACTTACTCCGTATCTAGATAGAAACGGAGTAGACTACAAAAATTGGGATAAGACCAACGCTGGTATTCAAGTTTTAAGCATTTTATCGAGGTCTATAGATGGCTAAACCAAAATATCCTTTTCCTTTAGTAGAAGTAAACTGGTTAGATGCTCAAACGTCTCACGGATGGGAAGATAAAGACGAAATTGATTCTGAAGTACCTATAGTAACAACTGTAGGCTTTCTTCTGAAAGAAACTGAAGATTCTGTAGTCATTGCCTCTACAATTGGTCAGGATAAAACCCATAATAGTAGGATTTTAATACCAATCGGAATGATTAAAGAAAAAAGGATTTTTAGATGAATGCCTATGAAACAACTAAATTAGATGAACTAGATAGAGAGTTTATTAAACACGAAGCTACCTGCAAAGCAGAATATGAATATATTTCTAACAGATTGGATAGATTAGAAAAAATTATGATTACTGTTGCTGGAACATTAATTCTTTATTTCGGCACTAGCTTTTTTGAAATACTGAAAAATATGGGTGGAAGTTAATGACTTACTTAGAAATTATCAACTCTGTTCTTAGGAGACTAAGAGAGAATACAGTAGTAGCTAGTGTAAATTCTACTTATGCTACAATGATCGGAGAGTTTGTTAATGATGCTAAAGAAGAAGTAGAGAGAGCGCATCTTTGGAATGCTCTTAGAAATACTGTAACAGTTACAACTACTCCTAGCACTTCACAATATTCTCTAACTGGTTTAGGACAATCCTTTACAATCCTTGAAGTCTATAACGAGACAAATAAGTATGTAATGTGTCAAGTCTCGCCAGCAGAGCTAAAGAAAAGACAATTATTTACTTCACAAGAAGGCATCGTTGTTGAATATGCCTTTAATGGGATTGATAGCAATGGAGATATCAAGGTAGATTTCTGGCCTACTCCTAACACATTAGAGACTGTCTCTTTCCATGTTTATAAGCCTCAAGCGTCTCTTTCTAGTGATTCCACTGTGCTCCTTATCCCATCTAAGCCTGTAGTGTTGGGAGCTTACTGGAGGGCTGTCAGAGAACGTGGAGAAGATGGAGGCAATATCTCTCCTGATGCTGAGAAAGAGTATAGAATAGCTTTAGGCGATGCTATTGCTATGGATTCTGAACACACTAACCATCAAACAGATTGGGTTTCTCTATAATGGCTAAAGACTTAGGTTCATCAACAGTCAATGCTCCGGGTTTCTATGGGTTGAATACTCAGGATTCCAGCGTTGGATTGCAAGATGGTTTTGCCATTATTGCTAACAACGCTGTTATTGATAAATCTGGTAGAATTGGATCTAGGAAGGGATGGACTATTGCCAATACTTCTGGAGCTTCTATCTCTACCAAGAAAGTTAAAGCACTTCACCAGCATTTTGATTCTTCTGGTAATAGTTACACTTTAGTTTGTGCTAACAATAAGCTTTATAAACTATCTGATGCAGGAGCACTTTCTGAATTAACTTATGGTGGTGGTGGAACTGCTCCAACAATTACAGACGACCACTGGAAGATTGTGAGTCTTAATGGTATTGCCTACTTCTTCCAAGAAGGGCATAACCCACTATACTTTGATCCAGCTACTAGCACTACCACATACAAGAGGGTTACAGAACATGCTAGCTATGCAGCAACAGTACCAGAAGCTAATGCAGCTATCGCCGCCTATGGTCGTATTTGGGCTGGCAGAACAGCTACTAATAAAACAACTCTGTATTGGTCAGATCTTTTACTTGGATATGATTGGACTGTTTCTCCAGCAGGATCAATAGATTTATCTTCCGTATTCACTAATGGTGTGGATGAGATTGTAGCTATTGAAGCTATTGGAGGCTTACTAGTTATTTTCTGTACCAAATGTATTATTCTCTACGAAGGTCCAACTGATCCTGATCCAACAAGCTCATTTAAATTACGCGAAGTAATCAAAAATGTTGGATGCGTGGCTAGGGATTCTGTACAGAATACAGGAAATGATATCTTCTTTCTTTCACAGTCTGGAATTCAAGCTCTTTCAAGACTACAAACTAATGATACTGCTCTGCCTATGAAAGATATCAGTAGAAATGTAAGAGACGATGTTTTAAACTATGTATCAGGAACTACTGATAAAGACTCTATTAAAGCGGTATATCATCCTATTGAGGCTTTCTATGTTCTATCTTTTCCTGATATTGGAAAATCCTTCGTCTTTGATACAAGAGCCTTCTTAGAGAATGGTGCTGCTAGAGCAACAACTTGGTCTTTAGCTCCTACTGCTTTTTTGAGTAAAACTGACAATTCCTTATTACTTGGATTAACAGGGTATGTTGGTACTTATTCGTCATATTCAGACAATACTAGTGCTATTAGATTTCAATACTATACAAACTACAGAGATTTAGAATTGCCAACTATCCTAAAGATTTTAAAAAGAATCTCTTTTACTTTACTAGGTGCTGCTAGTCAAGCTGTAGTTATTAAATGGGGATTTGATTATTCTTCTTCCTATTCAAACCTGATTGATACACTAGATGCCACAGGTAATATTGCTTATTATAATATAAGCGAGTATAATACTACTTCTGAGTACACTACTGGATTAGTTATTGATAGAGTATCCATTCCCGCAACTGGTTCTGGTTTAGTTCTCCAAATGGGTATTGAAGCTGAAGTAGAAGATGCTCAACTTAGTGTTCAAGCTTTGAATATCTATGTAAAACAAGGTAAAACAGTATGATTCAGTCTTTATTTACTTCTCCGTGGACTACTAGACAGGAATTTTTTGATCGTCTAGGAACAGCATTGGGAACTCCAATTCAGACATATAATGCGGGGAAAAGAGGGGTTCAGGGAGATTTTTCAATTAATGATCTTCAAATGATTGCTGCTGCTACTGGAGATCCTTATGCTTATACTGACCCATCTATGGGTCAGTATGTTCCTGCTCAATATAGGTCACAGACATTAGAACAGCTTTTTCCGGGTTACTCAATTTCTGGTGGAGAGGCTGTTTTTGGTGGTGGAGAAGGAGGTTTATCTGGATTTACTCCTTTCACTTTCAATTCAGCAGTTATGCCAGACCCGGCTCAAACAAATAGGCACGCTGGCCGGTGGTCAGGAACATTAGATCCACAAACAGGAAAAATTTCAGGATTACAATGGATTAATCAATCTACTACTGGAGGTTTTCTACCAGATCTGTTGACTGATTACGGATGGGCTATTCCATTGGCTTTTGCTGGTGCTGGTGCTGCTGGCTTATTGGGAGGAAGTGGTGGAGCAGGAGCAGCAGCAGGAGCCTATGTAAGCCCTGAAATTGCAGGGATGGCTGCACAGACCATTCCCGCCGCTGGCACAAGCTCTACGGGCCTTTTAGGGGGCTTGGGAGGGATTATGGATGGCATTGCTCCTGCTCTGCCTTCTGGTACAGGATTTGGTTTAACTGGTGGCACTGGATTGTCTGGTGGAACCATCATGGGAGACGCTTTATTAACAGGGGGTGGACTAGCTCCCGGCATAGCAACTGCCACGGCAGGAGGTTCAAATATGGGATGGTTAAGCAACGCCTTCGATTGGATTACAGGCGATACAGGAAGCAATCTTTTAGGCAGGTTAGGTTCGTCTGCTATTCAAGGATTATTTGCTAATAACACAGCCAATAGAAATATTGATGCTGCTAGGGATTCCTTAACGGCTCAGATGGCTTTAGGAAATAGAGCTTTAGATGAAGCTAGATTCAAGCCGGTTAATATTACTAGTAACTTAGGTTCTACTTCGTGGGAAATTGGCCCTGACGGAAAACCTACTGCTGCCACAGCTAATCTTTCACCACAGATGCAACAATTAATTGCTCAAGCAATGGGTAAAGGATTAGATACATTAGGTGGAATTAATGCTGGCACTCCAGAACAACTAGCACAGGCAGAGTTTCAAAGATATTTAGACTATGCTAGACCTAAACAAAACGATTTATTCTCCAGCCTACAGAACAGGATGAGTGCTCAAGGTGTTCTTGGGTTTGGAGTGGGAGACACTAATGCTACAAGTTATAATCCGCTTTATAGGGATTTTGCTTCGGGTATTGCCGATTCTGATTATGCTGCTTATAAACAAAGCCAAACGCTAGCTCAAGACCTTACTAATAACACACTAAAACGTGCCTTGACTTTATTTGGTGCTGGTACCGAGGCTGATGCTTATGGAACAAACCTATTGAAGCTCTCTGGAGAACTAGGTGGAAGAAATGTTAATGCTGCTGGAGCTAATGCCTTGTTAACTGCTGGTACAGCAGGAAATCAAAGCCTGTTGAGTGCTACACAAGCTGGCAATGCTGCTGTTGGCTCTATCTTCGGTAATGCTGCTCAACAGATGGGTCCATTACTAACTGCTATTTTAGGTGGATTAAAATAATGGCTGAACAAACTTCATTATTCGGTGTTGATCCTGCTTTAATTGAGCAAGCTTTAACCGCTCAAAAGCAGAAAAACGCTTTCGATCAAGCTCAACTTACTCCGCTACAGCTTCCAGTTTATATGGGAGCTATGGCAGGGCAAGGTATTGGAGAAGGTCTAAGAGATATTGGTGGCGCTATGATGGGGAAGGACCTACGTGATCCTAGAATCATCAAAGCTGAGAAGATGAAAGCCGTTTTAAAAGCTGTTAGAGATAGTGGTACTGATCTAACTAATCCTTCGGATTACTATTCTAAAATTGCTCAAGAACTGAATAATCAAGGCTTGTATGAAGAAGCTATTCAAGTAGCTGATAAGTCTCAAAGCACTGGTTTAGAAGCTCTAAAGAAGAATACTGAAATTGAAAAACTTAGAGCAGAGGCTATCGCTAAACTTAGAGAAAAAGAAAGTAATATTCAGACTCTACAGAGAGAAAGAGAGAATTATCTAAAAACTGGTAGACCTGATTTAGCTAAAGAATCTGAAGCACAGATTCAAAAATTAAATACTGGTGAATACAAAGTAATTACACAGGGTTCTGGAGATAATCAGCAAGAAGTCTTATATGATACTGTTAATAACAGAGTAGTAAAAGAATTTACTCCGTATTCTAAAAAGCCTATGGTTCAGGTTGACCTTGGTAATAAAGCCGGTGTTGTCGGACTAGAAGCTTGGAAAGAGGTTTGGGTTCCTATGGTCAAACAGTTTAATGACAAAAACTTAGCTGCTCAGGAAACCTATGGCAAACTGGAAGATATCAGAAAGTTAGTAAATTCTGGAAATCTTAACTTAGGTGGTCTTGGTAATTTTAAACAGGAAATGTCTAGATATCTATTTAGTGCTGGTTTAGCTACTAAAGAACAATTGAGCAAAATGGAAGATACAGACTTGCTTAAAGCCTATGCCATGAATTTCATTCTTCCAAAGATGAAGATGCTTGGTGGTTCAGATAGTAACCAAGAACTGGAAAAGATTGAATCTTCTTTTGTTAACAACAGATGGACATTAGGCACAATGCAGAGATTACTTGATATCTCTGAAAAAGAAATCAAGAGACAACTAGATTTAAATAAAAAACTAGAAACTCACTTAGCTAACGGAGGTAATCCTCTAGCATTCAATCCTGTTTCTGGAAATATCATCAATAATAAAGAGTGGTTTGGCTCCAGTTCCGGTCCTTCTGCTCAGGGTTTAAAGCCTATTAGTATTGATAAACCAGCAGAACCTTCTAAACCAACTCAGCCTGCTCTTACTCCAGAAATGAGAGCAAAAATCAGAGCAGTAAATCCCGGTAGAGAATTAACCGATGAAGAAATTGATGCTGCTTACGCTAAAAGAAAAGGAAAATAAGAATGGCAACAAGTCGTTCAGTAATGGATAAAGAAAATCAAGCTTCCGGCTATGAAAATGTCTTAGCCGGGGCTTTATCTTCTTTAGCTGATTTAGGATTAGGATGGCCTGATCTATTTTTATTTGCTAAGTCTCTAGCCACTGGTAAGTCTGTAAGAGAAGCTTTACAAACTCCCGGAGTAAGCGCAGAAGCTAAAAAGAAACTGGAAGAACTAACTAATCTACCTGTTGAGGGAGCTACGCCCGGTAAAGAAGGCTTCTATGCTTTCGGACAAGGAGCTATCCCTATCCCTATTGCCAAAGCAAAGACAGGCTTAGGTATTGTAGCTTCCATGCTTGGCGGCGCTGCCGCAGGTGGTTCTATTTCTTTAGTGGGTTCTACTTTATTCCCTGATAGTCCTGCTGCTCAAGTGGCTTTAGGTTTCATTCCTTTCGCTGGTGGAGCTGCTAGAGGTTTGACAAGAGAATTAGTAGCTGCTAAGTACAGAGGCAAGTTAGCCCCGGATGCTTTGGAAAAGTTTAAAGAAGGTAGACTTACTTTAGGAGAACTTACAGGTGATCCAAAGATTCTCCACCAAGAAGAATTCTTCAGAACAAACCCCGTAACCGCTCAAAAGGCTGGAAAATGGGAAGCTACAAGAAAGGCTGATCTGGAGAATGCTTTAGCTAACATCGTTTCTAAACCTGTAGCACTAAGTACAGAGGCAATTGGTGTTCGTGGCTTTAAAGCCTTTGAAGCAAGAGCCGAAGCTGTGAAGAAGATTCATAAAGACTTAACTGCTACAGAATTCAAAGCTGCTCTTGAAGGGCTTCCTGCCCACCTTAGAGATAAAAGAATCTTTGATACTTCTTTAATCAACGTTGTAGTAACTGACCTATTAAATGAATACAGAGGGTTAGCTAAGACCTATGATGTTAAGCAAGTTATTAATCAGTTAGAAGAAATTCAAGCAGGCTTGTTAGATACTTCTGGAATGCCTAAGCCTTTAACTGGTAGAGAATTCCAAGCTCAACTAAGACAGTGGGGAGAAAAAGCCGCCACAGGGGAAGGTTTATTCAAAGATGTTGGGGTATCTACTACTAAAGGAATTGCTTCTAAGGTCTTTGGAGCTTTCACAGACACTCTGCAACAAACAGCAGACAATTTAGATATCAAACAATTTGCACCAGAAATCTCTGATGTTGCTGCCAAGTTAAAAGAAGCTAGATCAAACTTCAAAAGAAGAAGCGAAATGTTGGAGGTTGAACAGAAGAAGCCTATTAATAGATTCTTTGCTGAAAGAGGAATTACTGATGCTGTAGCTGATCCTGAGAAAGTCAGAAATGCTCTTTTAAATTCCTCAGACACGGAAAGAAGATATCTATTTGATGTTCTAGAGAAATATGATCCAGAATTAGCTACAAAGATTAGATCCGATTTATTCGACAGATTGATGCAAAAAGGATATGTTAAAGGGGCTAATGATGTAGAGCCTAAATTCTCTCCAGAACAGTTCTTGAAAGCCTTCGATGAAGCATCCATGAAAGACGCTAGATTCTTGGCTGACACCCTTCCAGACCCAAAGCAAAGGGCTGAGTTTCTTAATAGGGTAGGAGAAATGAGAAAGATGGCTTCTCATGGATTTGTGATGCCTGATGATACTGGAAAGATGCTTTCTGGCGCTGCTGCCACTGTGACTGGTATGCGGGCTGTGGAGTCATCCTTCATTACTAATGCCTTTACTGGTTTACGCAACTATGTTGTAGGTAAAGAGCAAATGTATAATTATCTTTTTAACCCTCAAACTCCGGGGAAACCCGGCATTGAACGGTTCCAAAATGCCATGCTTGGAACCGCTAAAGGAATCTTTAATCAGAATCCTTTCAACTACAGTCAGGGTTTACTAGGGGTCTACCGAGGGATGCAGGCAGAGCGGGAGCTACAAATGCCCGCAGAAGCCCCTAAAACGGCTCAGAAGCCTCCAAAACAGGGAGAAGATATCCTGATACCAGACGACCTTCTGAAAGGCTCAGAAGCCGATATAGTCATTCCAGACAATCTTACGTCAGAATCGTCAGGAATGGTATCGCATGAGGATTTTCCAAAAGTATCCCCGGAGGAACAAGCCCAAAGGGATGCCGTGGCACAGCAATTGATTGCTGGAGAGGCTACAGGGGAATCTAGGGGAGAACCATATACCTTGGAGCAGAAGCAGAATCTAAAGAGAATGCGTATCCAGAATATTCAACAGGAAATGCAACTTCAGCGTAGAAATCCTGCTGCTATTCAAGCATTGACTGTAGAACTACAAAGGGAATTGGCTAGGCCATGAATTATAATAGACTTATAGAACAATTGAAACTCCATGAGGGTGTTCGTGATCGACCTTATAAAGATTCTGTAGGAAAGCTGACCATTGGTGTAGGTAGGAATCTAACTGATAAGGGACTTAAGCCTAAAGAGATAGAATACTTATTAATGAACGATATCATGGACTGTATAGATGATTTGAACAAATACCTTCCGTGGTGGCGACAACTGAACGAAGTTCGTCAAAGAGTTCTTATGGATATGTGTTTTAATCTTGGTATCGGCGGTTTGTTAGGTTTTAAAAATACACTGGCATTCATCCAATCTGGTGACTACGAACAAGCCTCACAGAATATGTTGTTGTCTAAATGGGCAAGTCAAGTAGGACAAAGATCTAGGCGATTGTCCGAAATGATGCGAACAGGACAAGACTACGAAGAATAAAAAAAGCCCCTTTTCAGGGGCTTAATTACTTCTAGGCACTATTCAAATCTCACAGTATCCAGCAACGCAAGCTAGCTGCTGCGCCCCTTCTACATTGTCCGTATTCTCGATAAATTCTTCCCAATTGATTGATTTAGGCATCTTTGCCTCTAGCTCTTTGTACTGTTCTTCTGTGATAGCTTCATAAGGAGCTTGTTTATAGATTCCGCCATCAAAGGGTAGAAAAGAGATTCCAGAAATAATGTCAAAGTGTGCGTAAACTGTAGCACCCATTTCTAACCACTCATGCTCTTTAACCATAAAGGTTACAGAGGGTTTATGCTCACACCAGTATTCAGCGAATAGCTTCCAAATCTTGAAATGCTGATAGCTGCTTACTTCATCCCTTACTAAAGCATTCTTTGGTGCTTTCATCGGAAAGCTGAATACTGTTGTTGACTCTGGCTTATGAAAGTCAGGCTCCCAAGGAATGCCCTGAGACTTCATAAAATCCGTCAATGGATCTTTGTTGTCTGATCTTACCCTACGAATATAATACTTAGAAAATCTAGGGTGTATGCCAGAACTAGAATCAACCAACTGGCTAACAGTACCACTAGGCTTGACGCAAGTAATAGCCACAGAAACGTTAATACCGAATTTTTCAGCGTATTCTTTGTTAGTTTCAATT